GGTCCTGTAGGCCCTGTGGGTCCAGTAGGTCCAGTGACACCCTGAATGCCCTGATCGCCCGTAGGCCCTGTTGGCCCTGTAGGACCAGTAGGTCCCGTAGGCCCTGTAGGTCCCGTAACACCTTGAATGCCTTGAGGTCCGGTTGGGCCTGTAGGTCCAGTGGGTCCGGTTGGGCCAATAGCGCCAGTCGTTCCCGTAGGCCCAGTAGGACCTGTCGGGCCAATATCACCTTGGATGCCCTGTGAACCTGTAGGCCCAGTGGGTCCGGTTGGCCCAGTCGGGCCGGTAGGTCCTGTTGGGCCAGTAGGTCCGATGTTTCCCTGTGGGCCTTGCGTTCCAGTTGGTCCTGTAGGGCCTGTGGGGCCTGTTGGTCCGGTAGGTCCGGTCGGGCCTGTTGGACCCGGAACTGTGGAGGCTGCACCTGTCGGGCCAGTAGGGCCAGTTGGGCCTGTAGGCCCCATTTCCCCAGTAGGGCCAGTAACGCCTTGAATACCCTGTGTACCAGTGGGGCCTGTCGGTCCGGTAGGTCCGGTCGGACCAGTAGGCCCGAAACCACCAGTTGGGCCTGTCGGTCCCGGTGTAATTCCAGACACAGCACCTGTCGTTGTGCGGCGGGATACGCCACCCTGCACAATCTCAAGCTGCTCCTGCCCGCTGAGGGAGGTTGCTACAGGGAGATTTGGGATTTGCACATTAGACATGCGTTACACCGATGTAATTGTTTGCCAGCCACCGGAAGTATACACGCAAAGCTTCTGTAATGTCGTGTCAAAGACCAATGCACCCGTCCCTGCTGACAGAGCGTTTTTCTGCACTGTGGTGTAGTTCGGTGCCGTTGTGATCTGGTTCAGATTGGCAATAGCCTGTGTCGTTGTGCGGGAAGATACGCCAGCCTGTACAACCTCAACCTGTTCCGTTCCCGTAAGCGAAATGGCGACAGGCAAGTTCGGGATTTGGACATTACTAGCGTACCTAGGCATTAGAGCGGCCCTGTCCTTGGAATTTCAGTAAAGCCGTATGGCAAGCTTGGGTCGTTAATGATGTACCCGCCTGTTGTGTAAACACCAGAAAAAGTTGATCCTTGAAGGTCTATTTTAGTTTGGTTCACAACCGTGATGACCCATGATCCATTGGCCGCAGTTGCGCCTTCAACTTCTTGGACAATCACGCGCTGATTGGTAATGAAGCCGCTGGTGTCGCTTACAGTCAGACGGATCGTGCCGCTCACATTGCCAACGCCCAAGATCGGGCGGTAACTGACGGCATTCGGGTCGGTTCCCGGAAGCTGGTTTGTCCCATAAGGAGCCTCGCCAGTTTGCTGCGTGACGCGGGTATTGTCAGTTGCCTCGTCATCCAACGTTGTAACGCGGGTGTCGCCTTGCTGAACAGGGATACCTGTCGATGGGCTTGTGGCATTGTAACCAGACACCTGACGGCGATCCACTTCGTCCCAAGCATATGGCTCGACGCGAGGGTTTATGATTGGCAATGGATCGGCAGGAATAACAATAGCGCGAAGTTGTTCTTGCGGAACATCGTTGCATGTATCGCAAACAAGGATTCGCTTATTGACTAGCGATGCGCCTGCCCAATCATACTGCCATTGCAAATCGACATGGTTATACCAAAGAGCGCAACGGTCGCAGATAGCAAACGCCTGCGGGTTTCTGGAACTTGTCCTAGCGCGGCCAGATCGAGAAGCGTACCCCATTCATCGCTCCTACCTGAAATAGCCAGAAAGCATCGGTGAGATGTATTGCTGTGCCGTTTCAACGTTCTGTTCAGCAGCGATTTGATAGGATTCATCAGCCATCGGCTTCATGATGGCAACCTTGTCAGCCGACCAAATTATAGCAAGACGCTGCGCCAATCCATAAGCAAAAGCTTCAAGCCAAAGATATGGAATCTCGACCTGCTGCCCGTTCTGAAGGTTAGCGTCCTGAATTTGACGGACGCGATAATACTTCAGGCTTTGAGGGCCGTTATCGGTATTTGGAACGGGCCAAATTGTTACCGTTGGCGAAAGAAGTCGATCAAACCAGAAAACCGTTGGAAAGCCTTGCTGCTCTTTGTTTGGATAAGAAGCATACTCTGTGCGGCTAATTGGCAAAATGATGCGGTCAATGTTTGCACCTGAGTCGTCGCTTTGGACATAAGCGTCAAGCATGACGACCGTATTTGGGTCCACAGCATAAGTAGATTGTCCTGTAACTAGAGGAGTGGTGATAAGATCAACGCACCAGAGGTTCACGCCTTGGTTTGCCCAGCGCGACAACAACATGTTAGTCGCCATGCGGGCGGCTTCCATGTGTTCTTGCAAGACAGCCGTGTTCCTCACCCCAATGAGATTGTACGCATAAAGCGTCATCTCACCGAGAGAAGGATTGAACGTGTATGTGCCGCTCGTTGCCATAACGGCTCCTTAGAGGGTCGCGTCATTCTTGATCAAGATGCCACCAACGTAGATGTTAGCAACAGCGCCCGCGCCACCAGCGCCAAGCAACTGATACTGAATGTCGCTCTTTTCGGGGAAAGCAAAAGGATAAGAGAGCGGAATGGAAAGCTGCTGAACAAACGCTGTCTGGTTGAGGGCGTGGATGACGCCGCCAGCAGCATTATCGACAGTGTAGGTGCGCAGCTTCACATACGCACCGCTCGTGACCGATGTGTTCGTGTCGGCCTGATAATAGGTCTGATAGAACGTGTAGCCAGCAGGAACCGTGTACAGAGACATCTGTGTGTCGCCGTTGCCAGCAGTGATCTTGGCATAAGTAACCGCACCATTGACGGCAGTCACGTTGCCAACCGCATTGCCAGACAAAGTTTCCATCTTGTTGATGCGAAGGAATGATTTGGTTGTCAGAACACCAGTTGTGCCATTCAGCGCAACATCTTCCGTCTGCAAAACATAACCAGCGCCAAGCCCAATGACACGGATAACTACCGCAGTATCAGAGGCTGAAGAGCTTGCCAGCGTCATTACAACAGCCGATCCGGGATAAGCATAAGCGCCGCCAGCGCCAGTCAAACCTTCCCACAGCGGGCCAAAGGCAGTGCTGCCAAGAGCAGTCGTGTTGCCGAACAAGTTCAGCGGCTCATGCCAAGTGATTTGACCGCGAGAAACCTGAAGTTCAAAAGGCTCAAAACGACCATTCTGTGTGATGGACCAAGCTGTAACGGTCATCTTTAGCTCCTCTTGCCAGCCCGTGCGGCGGCTACGTTATCGACCAAATTTGGATAGGGGCGTCCTGCCGCTCTGGCCGATGCCTTTGCAGACTGAACTTGCTTCCGGTTTAGATGCTTTTCTTTAGCATCCTTTGGAGCGTCTTTCTCCCAAAAAGGTTTGTCGGCCATGTCAGCAATCCCACTTACGGAGTGACTTGTTAACGCGGCTGTTGGGATCGGCTGCTTTTGCAGAGCCAGTCAACTTCCGCTTTAATCCAGTCATTCTAGCACAGAAGCTATCTTTGCGCGAACCACCTTCGGGTTGTGGACGCTTAATATCGTGGCCTTCGGCCTTCAAACTAGCACGGCCCTTTTCGTTCAAACCACCAGATGGCGACTTGCCTTCTTTGCGTGTCCAAGCACCAGACATAATCCCCTCCTAGAAAAACGGGGGCATAAAGCCCCCGCAAAGTCTTAACCTTCCGAAGAAGATTAGTTCATTTCGCCCTTGAAGCCCGGACGAGCCGAACCCTTATGAGCAGATGACATGACCGAGCCACCCGACTTACGCGGCTTGCGGCCAGCGTGAGCAGCGGACTTGTCGCCCATCATCTTGGCGATCTTGCCGCCCTTTTTGAAGCCTTCAGCCTTGTTAACGGCTTCTTTGGCAACATTGGAGCCAGCGCCAGCGTAGATCGATGTCGGAGCCTTATCCGCAACCTTCACGCCCTTGTGAGATTTACCTTTCATATGAGCCTCCTATGACCCGGATTAAGCGTTGATGCCTTGAATGTAGCGGACAACCAGAGTTCCCGCGCCATTGGTGACGTTGTTAGCTCCCGAAAGAACATAGATACGATCATCTGTCGGACCTGTGTTAATCCAAGCGGCAGTTTTGGTAGCGTCCGTACCCGGATTAAGGGCTTGACGGCCAACCGTATTAACATTTGAGGCCGCAACCAATTCAGTTGCAGTTGCCGAAGTACCAACACTGATGGTGTAAGTTGTCGTTGCGCTTGACCAAGCAGTCGTAACAAACAGATCAATTGATGTGATTGTGCTGTTTGCTGGGATGACAATGTTGGTTGCCAAGGCAGTTGCAGAACCTGTCTGCGTAATTGCCTGAGACTGAGCAAGCTCAACGTAACCGACATTTTTAAGCGTACCAACGGTTGTTCCGGTGGTGTTCAGAACGGTGCCAGCCTTAACTGGACCAGTAAAAGTGGTTGCTCCCATAGGAACCTCCTGCACGATAAGATCACACAGTCTGTGCAGAGTCCGCTAGGTCGGTCTGTGTGATCAGGGATACCTAGAAAAAGGGGCGAGGATTAACCCCGCCCCTCTCTGTATTAGGTCGGGAACGAACCGTAGATCGAACGCCAGTTATAGTAACCGAAGCTGTAACGTTCGTAGCCCTTCACGAGAAGATTGTCAGTAACGAAGTCGACTTGCATGTCGGATTCAAACTTAACACGCTCCATGTAGGAGAGGCCGTCGATGTTCGTCAGCAGGAACCAAGCCGAGGTCGAGGTCAAGAAGTCCGAAACCATATAGGACTCAGGCAAGCCGCCCGAGGTCATCATGATCGCGTTAACATCATTGTCCGCTGTACCCGGACGCAGTTCTGTCTTCGTGAGACGGATTGCGACAGGTTCCAAAGCAGTCGGGACGATCAACTTGCGGGCGCGGGCGAAGACCTTGAGGCCAGCCTGATCCTTGAAGTTGGTACGAACCGCAATCATCGCGTTCAGCAGGGTGGACTCGTTGAGTTCAACCGTTGCGTAGTTCGAGATTGTCGAGCCATCGATAGGATGCGAGGCCGAAACCAGCGCGACACCATCACCGCCAACCGCGCCATTGTAGGTCGTGGCTGTGTTGAGGATGTTGGCACCATAGATTTCCTTCGTCTGCTGGAAGGATTCGATGAGGCCGAGGTTCGACGGCATGAACTGTGTCTTGTACAGGTTGTCATCGATGGCCTTGCGAGTGATCGCGTAGCCAAGAGCGATTTCAGTGTGTTCCTGATTGTAGACGTAGCGTTCGCCAGCCGAGTTATCGAAAGCAGTCTGACCGCCTTCTGTCTTGAGCTGGGCGAGGCCGAGGAAGCGCATTTCAGCAGTGCGTTCCAGAGCCATCTTCGACTCATGCTTGGTGAAGATTTTGTCGTACTGAGATGGGATCATCTCGTACTTGCCTTCAACCCCACGGAGACCGGGGAGGAGAAGGTCTTTAATCGCTGAGAGATTAACAGCCATTGGTCCTTACTCCTTAGATGCCCGTAAGATTGCGGGTTGTCACGTTGTTGAACGAGACAATGACATAGTTGTAAGCGCCAGCCTCAGTGCCAGCAGAACCCGGAGGCTGCGTGACAAGGCCGACGATACGGAACGGAAGGGTAGCAGTGGTCGGGCCAATGCTGGAGATGAATGCACCAGAGATGCCGTTGGCAGTGTTGCCAGTGCCGATGGTATAACCAACGGTGCCGTTAACATCTGACTGAGCAACGCCTGTCGCATCCGACTGAACGAGGAACTTAGCGTTCGGGTCGTTGATGATGTAGCCAATGACCGTCTGGGTCGAGGCAACATCTGAACCGGGCCAATAGTTGGACCAAACGGTACGCTTCTGCGAAACCGAAAGATACTGACAGCCGACGAAGATACCAGCAATGCCAGCAGCCGCAGTCGTGCCATCGCCCTGAATCACCTGACCGTTAGCATCGGGTTCAACGGGGTCGCCAAAGAAGATATTCGTAGCGTTGTAAGCGATCTGGACAGCAACCTGTTCATAGGTTGGGGCAGAACCAGTGCCGCTGTACTGACGGAAACCGAAAGGCGCATTTGTATTCGCCATGACGGGGCCTCCTTTTTACAGGAAGTTCATCATCGCGCGCCGGGGCGATTAAGAACCGGGAAAGTTTAAAACCTCCACGCCGGGGGAGGTAGGGCATAAAGCCTCTATGCACAAAGTAACAGAACGCGCCTGAAACGTAAAGAGCCGCCCCGAAGGGCGGCTCAGTGCTTTATTTATTGCAGTCTTTCAGTTCAAACTGCCCAAGGACATCGAGGCTGCGTGAGTATATTTCGACGTATTCTTTCTCCGTCACGATGATCCGACCATCCTCCATATAAAAAATCATTGCAGATTCGCTTTTGATGCCGGGGAACAACTTCCGGTCTTCAGCATCGAATTTGTTGCACTTTGATTTAGCCAACAAATACATCATTTCTGCTGCGGTCATTTTATATCTCCATATCAAACAGCAAATTGGGCAAGGCCGTTTTTGACCTTGCCCAATTATATTACCCAATCACTGGCATAATGTCAAGCGCTAACTTGACAATTATTTATCCGATGGAACTGGAATAGCTTCGTAGCCCTTCTTGATCTGCGGGCGAACTTGCGCGTGATCACGGGTCAACGTGCCATCAGGCGTGCCTGCGATCTGAGCTTCCTTATCGCGGACCTGCTTGCGGGCCAGATAGTCATGGCGGCGGCGAGCCTCATCAACGATCTCGGTCGGGCGTTCCATAAGGATCATGCCTTTGCGCTCAATAGTGGCACCTTGCCAGCCGTTCGGCATAAAGTTTGGGTGACGGCGCACAGGAACTGGTTCCCAACCAGCCTGTTCCAACTCGACCATGTGGCTCGGGTCTTCTGCGCCAAGCAAAAGACGGCGGCACCACTGATAAGTCCAACCTTCTGGGGCCTGCGGAAGCGGAAACTCGTCCGAACCCTCAGTCATGCTGTCAATGTGGCCGCGCAATTGAGCTGAACGACGATTGGCGCGTTCAAGCGGGCTTTCTTCGCGTACCTCATCACGCATATCGCCACGCGGAACCGCAACCTGTTCTGTTTCTTCGACAATTCGTGGGTCTTGTCCACGGCGTTTGATCTGTTTTTCCATAACCTATCTCCTTAATTTGGCATTTTGCCTTCTTTTTGAAGGGCAACTTTGTTTTTTGCGTATTCCTGCTCAGTCATACCGAACATTTTGGCGGTTTCCGCTTCTGCTTTGGTCAAGCGAACCACATTTGGCCGTGTAGAACCGCGATTTGCGGGTGCTGCGGGCGGTGGAGCCTGCCGAGAGACAGGTTTTGATGCACTAGACAAAGCAGATTCCTCTCGATTGCTGTCATCTTGACGAGAATATCGATTTCCAACCTTCAAAGTGTCTTCAATGAAGCCAAAGTAATCGTCGGAATCAGGCTGATAGCCGTCTGCAACAGCTAAATTATGCGCTGCAATCATCTTTTGTTGCAGGCGCTGGTCGGTTACGCACTGCGGATTTCTACGAACCCACTCAGCCGAACGCGGAGAAAGCTGTGAAGCAAACTGTTCAACTGGGTTTGAGTAATCAGGAGCCTGTTGGCGAGGCTTGCTCTGCATAGATTGCTTGCCGTTTTCCAACTGAAGCAGCTTTGCAGCATTGCCAGACATGGCTTCTTGCAGATCAGCGACCCTATCGTAGTCCGAAAGCGCAAGTGCATTGCGATATTCGTTCTTAAGATACTCATTTTCGCGCTTTACGGTCTCAATGGCACTCGTAATCAGGTTGATATTGCTGTCTTCAACCTCATTGTAAGCTGCACTGAGCTTCTGAGAAGCAACCCGAGCGCGTTCTTCTGCATCTTCGCGAGCCTTTTGCTCTTGTTCAATGCGGCTTTTAAGACTTTTGATCGTCTTTTGAACATCATTGTCTTCGTTGTTTGCCGATGAAGCATCATGATGCCCATCGCCCTCAAGTTGAATTTCAACTTCAGGCTCATTTGCTTCTTTAGAATTGGCTTGATCGTCAGAAACGATCTCTAATTCTATCTGTTTGTTGTCATCATTCATGATTTATCTCCTTACCAAACTTCGTCTGGGTTCTGGACACGGCCTTTGACCTGAGTATCGCTCAAGATTCGGCACAGGACACCGTGAATGGTGATGCTCCAGCCGTCAGAAGGTCGAAAAACAAGCCAATCATGCAATTTAAACTCTTCGCCTTGAAACCAACCTTCATCATTTGGTTCAAAAGCACTCGGACCTGTCTTTACAAGCATCCCAACCTTTGATTGGAACTTGTCTTCATCAGTCGTTTTGTCAGTTAAGTAGATGCCACTCTTTGTTTTTTGCGGTCGGATGTACGTTGCAACCAAAATCTGGTTGTTAAAAAGCTCAACCGACGAAAGATCGCCAAGTTCTTCGAGCAGTTTCTTTTTTGGATCGACATCATGATCCATCATCATTGGTGGCATCTCTTAACCCCTTTTGCTTTCTGCGCCATTGGCGATTGATTCAGCCTCCTCGCAAAGCAATTTAGCTCTGAGAAGACCCTGAACAATTCCGACATTGTGTTTGTAAGACGGGTAATCAAGGGCGCTATGCCCGTGAACTAGGCTGTCTTTTAGCCTTTCGACCTCTTGGTCGATCAATTTCAGCAATTCATGCTGAAAGAACGTTTGGTACGTCAACATAACCGCCCCCTTTGCGGTTCCCCTTTATGAGTTGGGACGGGTGGAAAAAGGGGGATTCCACCCGTCCCGGATCACAGCGCCATGCCTCATGCCGCCGCGAAATCAACGCTTACGAGAAGCGATCTCCGTTTTTTCAATACGACCAAGGCCCGAGCCAGCACCTGCATCCATGTCCTTGTAGGAACGGTAGACTTTGCCACCCTTCTTAAAAGCAGGAGCATCTTTGCCCTTCTTGGCAATGTCGGTCTTCTGCAAGCGGCCTTCGCCACCACCAGAACCAGCTTCCATGTCTTTGTAGGACGAGGCAACTTTAGTAACGCGACCGCCAGTTTTGCGAGCCATTGGGGCCTGTTGAGAGCCGCCAAAACCCTGCATAGCCGTTCCCATGCCTTGAGCTTGGTTAAACTGGCCGAACGCATTAGACAGCGCCCCTTGCCCGCTTTGGATGTTTTGCCCAAATTGCTGAGGGCTAAACGACTGATTTGTCATAGCCCCTACCATGTTTTGGGCTTGCGTAAAATCAGGCTGGATACCTTGAATGGTTCCGCCGGGTGTTGGGCCAAACGGCGACCGCTGTTGGTCTGCATACCGCGACATTACATTGTCTGGAATTTGCTGGCCTTGCATATCCATTGCAGATTCATATTGGCGACCACCCGGACCCATAGCGTATGGGTTTGCTAGTCCCATACCACCCATCATAGGCTGCTGCATTTGCTGCGATGGGTTCAACGGAGTTATTCGCTGCTGATTATCCGGCAGGGTTGGGTCCAACGGGGCATATTGCGGCATTCCCGGAGGAGGTGGAGGATTTCCTGCTCCCGGCATTGGCGCTGGTCCCTTAAATCCGGGATTAGCTTTCAAAAAAGCTTTCTGCATCATTTGAGGAGTGAGCTGTTGTACTTGCGTTATCGGCATCTTCTGGGCTGGCGTTGGGCGCTGCGGAACAGGCAATGGAGCGCGTCCACCAGCCATAGGTCTGCCACCAGCGGCCATTGCACCGCCGCCAAACTTACCAACGCGACCACCTGACTTGCGGGCCATTGGAGGCTCGCCGCCCGGAGGCATTGGCATAGGCATAGGCATTGGCATCGGCATCGGAGGAGCCGCAGCGGGAGGGCCACCAGCGCCCGGAGGCATCGGCACAGGAACAGGAATACCGCCCGGACCACCACCCATCAACCCGGGAGGAGGACCCATGTCTTGACCACCACCTTGACGGCCAGCGGCAATCACGATGTTGATGTTGGTCTTGCCCTTACCCTTGGTCTTGCCGCCCGTAGCGCGAGCTGTACGCCCGCCGGGGACAACGCCGGGAATTTTGCCGGGATAGCCGGGGCCTGAAAAGACGCCGCCGCCTGTATTGCGACCTTTGCGTTCAGCTTTGCCACCTTTTTTCAGCATTTTAATTTTTGGCTTGACCCATGCGCCCGGCAATTCGCCGCCATCTGGATCAAAAACCATGCTGTTGTATTTCGTCCGATCTGAAAGGTTTAGATCGGATCGCAAACCAAGATTGTCACGGGGATCAGTATCTCTAGCAATGTTGCGAAGTTTTTGCATGGCAAGGTTTTCGCCATTTCCCCCGCCATCAGCGCGGCCCTTACGGGTAGTTTTGCCTGCACGACCGCCACGGTTCTTGTCATCACCGCGAATAGCGTTGGCAAGCATAAGAGCGGGCGAGAGGAACTCACCAAACGCGCCGCCAATGGCCTTACCCTTGCGGGCTTCAGGCTTAACCATCTTCTTGATGAGAGCCATGTCCTGTTTGACATCATCATGCTTGGCTGCGCCGCCCTTTTTCAGGCCGAGAGCTTTGCCAAAACGGCTATCACCAGCCGAGAAATTCAAACGAGCGCCCGGAACGTCAGCAATTTCAGAAGCTTTCTTCATCATTTCTGCTGCGCGAGTTTGACCACCAGAAGCTTTCTTGGTGCGGCCTCCCGACTTGCGAGGAGCCATCTGGTTTTGACGCTCTTCAAGTTCCTTGCGGTACTCAGGGCTGGTCATGATGTTGGCCTGCTTGGCCTGCTTTGCCGCTTCCCGTGCTTCGATCTCAGCGTCAAGGTTCTTCGGGCGCGGAACAGGCAGCGGCATAGAGCCACCGCCGTTGTTCTTCTTAGCGCGACCACCGGACTTCATGCCACCAATGTGCTTTTTACCTTCGCGCTCTTCATTAGCCGCCTTAACATTGCGGTTAATCTTGGCGTTGGCGTATTCAGTCGCTTCCGTCTTGCCGCCTGACTTGCGGGGCTTGCGGTCAGCGCGGGGAGCATTGCAGTCACCCATGACCTTGCCACCCTTCTTGAAGGCGCGGCGGCTGATAGGGCGAAGGCCCGTCTTAACATCAGCGTTTAACAGCTCTGGGGGAACGAAAGTTGATGAATCAACCTTTTCCAAAGGACGGTCACCGCCAAGGCGTTTTGCCTTAGCTTTCATGGCCGCTCGGGCCGTTTTTGCCATGCTCGACATGATTGCTCCTGATCAGGTAATCGGGCGTCCCCGATGCTGCCTCCAAAGGGGCTTGGGCAGCGTCAAGCCTTTTTAGAGGTTAGCACAAGTGCGCGTTCTACAACAGAGCGACCAACACCTTTGTAGTTGGGTTTGTTACGGATACGGCCACCGCGTTTTTCGCCACCGCCGCCATCACCACCACCACCACCGCCGTCCCCGCCGCCGCCATCACCGCCACCATCGCCACCATCGCCGCCATCGCCGCCGTCATCACCGCCGCCATCGTCGCTGCCATCATCCCCGTCATCACTATTATCGTCAGCTTGTTCATTTTCTTGAGAAGAAAATGCGCTTTTGGCTCCACTCAAGTCACCATAGGGACCATTTACACCCACCATTGATGCGCTTTTTCCTTCAGCAAATGACATTGGTCCAATAGATGGCTGACCAAATGCGTCAAACGCTCCTGTTAAATTACCAGCCCAAGATGTGTTTTCAGAAGATTTTGCATTATCCGAAGGAGCTGATGGGCTTGGACCATATGATGTCGATGAAGATATTGGCGAAGGACCAAAATCATAATTTGTCCCAAACATCATACCGCTACCAACATCTGGCGGCGCTGTTCCCTGTTGTTCTTCAAGGTCTTTTTTTGCTTGCTCTTCTGGAGTTAAGGGAACGCCACCAATAGCAAAACCAACGCGACCGCCTTGGGCATATTTGCGCTTTACGGCCACATGGTTGTGGTCAAAGACAACGTAATTGCGTGTTGGCTTATCAGTTCGACCACGAGAACCTTCATCCAGATATTTAATTCCCGGAACGCCGAGCCTCGCTAAATCTTCAGATATTTTTTTAAGGTCTCCAGATTTTACCAATTGATGAAAAAATTGGCCTCTTGCTCCAACGGATTGTTGAAACCCTTCTTCTGCATTTTTTAATGCTAATTCCGGTGTTGGAGCAGCGGGATGACCATTGGCTGAATATTTCCAATTAGGATTTTCGGAACCTGTTTCTGAAACAGAAAAAGTTGGTTTTTTAACAGGTTTAAAATTAAAATACTTTTGAACTTTTTCAGGTTGCCGCGACATAGGCTCATCCCAATCAGCAAAATGATCTGGATGTGCTTTAATATGTACCTCGTACATATGACCAGCAGGGGTAGCGTATTCAGTTTTAAGTAAAGCTTCGTAAACAGAATCTGGAATGTTTTTATTGTTCCATATGTCTGCGCTGGCTTTTTCTAAATCGCCTTGATGCTCATTGATAAGATGAGCCGCCATAACTGATGTTTGTGGGTCGTATCCTAATTTTGCAAATGCCTTTGCAACTTCTTTCCTTGCCCAATGCGGGTGTTCTTCATCGCCAATTTTAACATTTCCGGGATTATGGCCCGCTAATCTATCACGATAACCTATGGCAACTGGCTCACTCTCAGCAAAATACAGCCCATGCCCGTAAGCCTGTGCGCCTTCGCCAGTGCCGATCTTGCTGGTGTCAAACTGCTCAAAGTCGTGCGGAGAACCGTGATAGGCTGTGATGCCGTCTTCGTCTTCGTCATCGACAGCGCCGCCATCGCGGAAGGCTGACTGTCCTTGCAAGATAGACTGACGCATCTGTGGCGTGATTGTCAGGCCAAGCGGCTTGATTGGCTCATCAGGATCGCCGCGCTCGGTGTCTGGCGGCAAAGTAAATTTGCTAGGCGCAACCTTGGCTTGTGGGTCATGTTCCTGCGCCAGTTTTTGCAAGCGGGTCGGAACCATTTTGTCGTAATAGCCTTTCATGCCCTCGCCGCCAAACTCCATATTAGGAGTTTCTAGAACATGATTGCCGCTTAGTTTATTGCGTGGCGTTGCCAAAAGTTGCTTCGCTGCGTCTTCACCAATGAGCTTGCCCAATTCATGAGGCTCTACTGGATCATTGTGCGATTCCCAATTGCCGCCGTCTTTTGGCACATAGCTAAATTCTTTTTCTTCAGGATCGTAAGCAATTCGATCAACTGAATTTCTCAGGTTGTAGCGGTTGGCTTGTTGCTGTCCCGGCGTCCAAACAATGTGGTCATAGCCACCCTTAGCGGCTTCGTGCATAACGCGCTTCAGTGCAAGATCGGTCCATGCAGCCGTCTTGTTGACATACGGCGCATCTGGCACCCCAACGCCAGTGGTCTTAGAAAACTCATTCAACTCATTTTGAGCAGAGACATATTCAGGAGAGCCAACTTTTGCCGCGTCTTTTTTTCTTAAAAGATCGTTAAATTTTTTATTGTTTACAGACCAAAACCCTTCTTTACGGCCCTCCTGTCCCCAATCGGATTGCAACTCCTCAACATGCAAAATCTTTTCGCCTCGCGGTCCCAATCGATCTGACATGCGAATGTGGGCAAGTACGTCTGGTGTTTTCCAGTGACTCGACTTAAATTCAGTTTGTGGCTTATTCTGATTGTTGTTTTTCCAATCAGTAAAAGCTTTCATCTGCTCATTTTCAGCATCAGTAAGGCGTTCTTGCTCGGCCTTATTTGCAAGATCATAGTATTTTTTTTCTGAGATTGGTGGTGGGTTTGACTCATATTTAAGCAAAACCTCACGGTAATTTTTTTGATAGGGCAGCGTGAAGTCACCAAACTTAACAGGCTTGCCGTTTTCGCGTATTTCGTTCAGTTCTTCTAATCTATTGCGCCGCTGTTGAAGGATTTGCTCCCGCTCTTCGCGCTCGGGGCTTCCAACTTCATAATAGCCAAGGCTATGCTCAAGAGCATCGGTGCTTTTGCTTAATTCGTTAATTTCGCGTGTTGGGTCTTGATGATGCACAACTTCGCTTATCTGAGGCACCGAGCCATGCAGATGTTCAATCAAGTCCTGCTTGCTGATTTTGCCGCGCTTAACCCAATCAGGGTGAGGTTTATTATTCTCGTCAATTACGCCAGCGTTTAACAATTCATCCTTGCTAATGCCGCCCTTGTTGAGAAGGGAGGCAATCAACTGTTGCGCTGGAAACGAACCTTCTGGAAGCTCATTGGCTTTCTCAGCGCCCTTTGAATAGAGACCGAGCGAGTTTAGGCGGCGCATTACTTATCCCCGTGAAAGAACGGTTCGCCAGCCTCCGCTGTACGAATATGGACGCCGGGAATGTTCATAGCAGGATGAATTGGCATAGGGCCAATGTCTGGGTTCTTGCGTTTGCGAAGTCGAGAAATCACAGAGCCGCCACTGGCATACCCTTCAGGCTTTTCTGTCTCTGGAAGCTCCCACCAGTTCTGACGAGAGTTGCCTTCGTTGTGAAGATAGTCTTCAGCGTTTGGAAACTGTTGAATGTGGTCTTCGCCGTGCATTGAGTATTTATCATCAGACATATCAATTCCCCTTCTTTTTCTGCGGCATGATCGGAACAGTATTGCCATGCTTCTTTGGATCGTAGTGGACAAAGAAGCCTTCCGAATCAACGTGAGCTGTGTCGCGCTTGCCTGTGTTTTTCAGGTTGCTCAAGCCAACAATGACCCCCTCTGGGCCTTCGTTCTCAAGCAGGTCGAGCGGACGGAAGTCGTGAGACTTGCCATCGATCACACGATACCTTTTGCCCGTCTCTTGATCATGCACAAACTCAGGCAGTTGCTTGCCCTTGTTGCTAAAGACCATCGCGACATTGTTGCCCTCATTAAGCTGACGGCGCATTTTATTCCAATTCGTATGCGGATTTTCAACGCCTTCTTGGGTCAAGCCCGTTGAGGAATGAGTATAGTGATGGTTTTCAGCCACAGGGTTCCAGCCCATTTTGGTGTAATCGTAGAACGACACATCAGGTTGGCTTTCAATCAGTTTCTTATGAACAATCGGATTGATGTCCGACAAGGTATTTAAGCGAACACCAAGGTGATTGCCATTGCGTTCAGCCTCGCGGCGGGCGCTCTCAATGTCATCCCAAAGTCTAACAGCAAAAGCTTCTGGTTCACGCATCATGGCGATGGTGCGGTTCATGGCCCGCTTGCGAGCTGTGACGCCACCAGCTTTTTCTGTAGCGATGGTGAAGGCATCAGAATACTGGCCTGAGTGCTTGCCAAGGCATTGATCGCGACATGACGCGCTATTTGGGCAAAGCTTCATCTGCCCTTCGCGGTAATCAGGATAAAGCGACAGGCCAATAGTTTCGACGCCACGGCCATCATCAAGCTCAATCGGCTTCTTCTCATCAGTTCCCATCTGCGCCTTCAACAGCTTTGCGTTTTGGCTGAGAAGTGCAGGCTGACCGCCGTCCTTATTACGCCCCATGTAAGGCTCAAGAGTTTTAATAGCCGCTCTGGAGTTTGCGATACGTTCGCCTTCAGGAAGTGAAAGATGACGATCAAGGCCCCGCTCAAAAGCTTCTCGAAGCGAATTTGTATTGGCACGACCGGGCTGAATTTTCTGGAACTCGTAATCTTCCATCTGCTCTGGGCGAGCTGGAGCAGTACCAGCAGACCTAATCTTAAATCCAGATCGGGCAACGGGTTGAGGGGCTACCCGAGGTGCAGCCAAGGTTTGCTTTGCCAAAGCAACAGCAGGATCAGCGGCAGGAGGAGCCACAGGTTCTGGCGCATCCACCGGATCGAGGTTTTCGGGCAACCCGCCAACGGCATAACCGTGCCTACGAGCTAATTCGAGAGCTGCTTGGATGGCCTGACGATCCATTTTCTATCTCACTATTGGATTGGTTCTTCTTCAGGCGGCACACCCATAGAAGGCGGTGTTTGTGGCTCCAACGGAGGTTCAACATCACGAAGCTTCTGGATCATGTTCATGCCAACAATTTCGTTGATGATACCCAAAGAAGCAGGATTCTGCGAAATTTCTTCAGCCAACTTCAACGTAGCCAAACGTTCACGGCTTTCGCGGTCACGCTTGCGGTTGATGGCATCCAATTGAGCGTCAAAATTGCGCTGCTGGATTTCATCTTGCTTGATCTGAAGCTCAGTCGCCTTGATGGGGTCAACCTGATTTCCCATCTGCTCGGTTTGAACCTTTGCAGCAATCTCAGCCGCTTTTGCCTGTGCCAGCATAGTTTTAGAGTCAGCTTCTTGCTGGGCAATTTGAATTTTAGCTTGAGCCTCAAGAACCTGTGGCGGCGGAGCATTTTGAGCGTCAGGTGGCGCAAAGAACTGCTCTGGATTGCTCCAACCAAGTGTGATCATCGCCTCTGTATCGACAGCAATTGGATCGTACAAAGATGGGTTTGCAGACTGTAGCTGCTTCAGCGCCATAACCTTCATCATACGTTGAGTATGGCTGGAGGTGTTTGGATCAGCCTGTGGAACCAGATCGCAATCATTGAGAGCCTGCATGAAGGTCTGCTCAGACCACTGATAGGCAGGCTTCTTGTTGCGCTGCCAAAAGCTTTCTGGATGCTCCCGAAAACAACGGACCAAAAGCTGGAACTCGTTAGCTTGAGCCGAGTGCATACGCTTGTGAACAGCGTTAAGAACTTTGGTAGCCTGATCAATGAGGGCCAGCGTGGTGCCAACGGGAGCATCAGCCTTGCCTTCACCCACAGCCATTTCAGCCGTGCCGCCCACGCGCATACCTGTCTGAGCCATGTTGTCCACAAGGGTCATCAAGGCGCTGGAAGGGTCTTTGTAAGGCAGCGGCATCACAGCCTGCTGGATCGGCATACCGCCTGTTTTGACCAAAGCGCCGCCGCCCGGAGGGACGCGGAAGATGTTGGTGTTTTGGCGAGCGCCAGTGTCCGCATAAAGGAAGCCGGGGAAGTTTGAGTACATGCCAGCATCTAGCATCTCACGCCAAGCTGCCGTGACAGCATTTGTCGTGTTGCCAAGAATATGAAGCAAGCCAATGTCATAGAAGCCGAGGCCGGGGACAAAGGTATATTTAACGAAGTTCTGGCGAGCTGTTGGAAGCTCTTCCTCGTCCTCATCGTAGTTGCGAACGATGGACAGGATTTCCTTAGTCGAGGCATCGATGGTCACTCGGTAAGGAATTTCGAGGCCCGTCTCTTTGCCCTTCCACTTATGCTCAAACCCATTGATGTTGAGTTCGCAATAGCATTCGTAGATTTCACGATCCCGATCATCAGGACGCATGACAGTATTTGTCACGCCTTCGATGGAATTTTTCTCACGCTGAACAGCATTTGTCTCAGTTTGCATCGGTGTGGACAGTTCCACATCACGATAAACACCAAGAATTTGCAGGCGCTTAACCGTTGAAGGACGCATCATTACGCGGTGCGTAACGCGACGAGCGTTCTGAAGGTCTGTTGCTGAGTTGTTAACAATTAAGTCATCTGCGTCAACACTTTCAGAAACCGGACGGTTCCGCAGCGGGCAAAAATAAACCTTTTTGAAGCTGGTGCCACCAAAGCCGAGCATTAAAAGCATTCGGTCGGTGTCTGGATAATACTCCGTGGCAGTGCTGGTCAGGTAATGATTAAGGTCTTTTTCCAAAGCATTAGAAAAAAAGTCCTGTTGAGCAGACGAAGCAATCGCATCATTGCGAATCTTAACAGGGCCATCCGTAGGCAAAAGCTCAGACCTAGCATTGGCTTGGAAGCGCAACACAGCTTCAAGAAGCAGCGGGTGGCGAACCTTGCTCATCCCCTCAATAGGAGCGCCGTCAGACGCCCCTTCAAGGCCGGGAATTTCGATCTTCAAGCCCAGAAGCTTCAGACCCTGCGCTCGGTCTTCAACCCAATCCCTGCGGCTATCAAGATCGTCTCGGATGCCATTCATCAGGGTTTCGGAGATTGCACTAAGCTCGCCCGAATCAATATCATCCACAAGGTTGCGGAACCAATTAGCAGCCTTTTCAGCCTCAGAAGCCTCTGAAGCTTCTTCAACAGGACGCCCATCCAACGAGATGGTAACGGAACCATCCTCGTGTTCGATCTTCAGGATGTTGCCGTTATCATCTGTGTCGTATGAAGGGCCTTCTTCATCGATCTTAACGATAAGGTCATCATCAACCGAGGTTTCAGTTGGTTCTGGAGCAACTTCCCGCAAATTCGGGACAAGGCCGGGCGTCAAAGGCATGGTTAATTCCCTTCAGCGGGCAAAGCTTCCATCTCCGCGACGAAACGGCGAATACCCTCTTGAGCCGCTAGTGTATCGTTTTTAGCCTGAATTTCATAGGTGCGAGTGTAATCATAGGGCGGCTGGCCCCAGACCTCGACTTTAAATATGCCAAGGCCCACCGGAGTAGCGGGTTTAACGACATCAACAACAGCACTTGCCAAGATACGAGCCATTTCATCCTCGGAGTTTAAAGTCCGTTAAGGCGGTTGTGGAGGCCCCCTAGACCAACCCGTACCGACAGGATGATCCTTCCCCGCCACGGATCACAGCGGTTTGTTCCACTATAACATATTGCAAGGAAAAAGCCGCCAGTGGGTGTCTCTTCCACTGACGGCTCTTGTTTTCCGAAACCCCCAAGAGAGAACCACCAACCCTTGGACCTCTATTATAGCACTGGTTCTTTACAGACCCAACTCTGATTTTGCGTCTGCGGGCGGCTCCGGCAGGGGCATCCAATGGGTTGGGCATACGTCCCATTCACCATCATACCAGCCGGACTGGATCGAATCCCAAGACGCAAGGGACATGATCGGCCACCCGGATTCATACCAAAACACAAAGATTTCCGTACCGTCTTTTGGCGCGGTTGTAATCAACTTCCATTCAGTCATTGCCCCCTCCTTTGCCATCAATGGTTTTCAGATCGGCTGTCGATGGTGTCTTAATCGACATATTGACCTTACGCATCATGGTGAAGGTCAATTCTTTGGCGGTCTGGTCGTTGGTCATGTCAGAAACTCTGACCAGATAGCAGAAGGCTATAGCCCGCTGTGCCACAAAGTCCTCAAAGGCTGTCGGGTCCAGATCGCTAAGGTCCAGCATAGTTGCGCTATCATCAATGCCATCATCGTCATCAGACATCAGGACCTCCTTTGCTGGCGATAAAAGGCATGGTGCCTGTCATCGCGTAGGACTTTGACTTCAGCCTCCAGCCTATCCAATTCTTTGGCTAGGCCAATCAACTCTTCAGCCATACAGAACTCAGTAGCCATACCGCCCCGCGTTATACGGAACTCGGCTACCAGTTCCTCAATCAGCTTTTCGTCCGGGTGCAGACCTTTCACGAATACTGTTCCTCTAATTGTCTCATGCTGATGTGACGGTACTGCAATATGTGGCCCGCTTGGATTTGCAGCTCGTAGATGCCGTAGGACCAGCCAGTCGTCGCCGTGCCAGCATACTTGGCAACATACCCATCCGGCATGGCTGACCCAAGGTTAAGAACCTCAATTGAGTTGTTGATCCCGATTTTGGGTACCTTACGGAATGTGGATCGGTGTGTATGACCGAACACGATGGAATGTGTCGCGTGGTTGGCAATCTGGTTTTCAGAGTTTTGACCGCCATATGGTCGCCCCATGATGTTCATTGGCACATGGATAAAACCAACCCCATCAACCATCAGCCACTGCCCATAGGGGTGGATGCGCCAACGGTAGCGGGCCGACATCTCCTCAAACTGGGTGTACAGGGTGCCGACTGTTTCTGGGTTCTTGTTCTCAAACCGATTGATTCGGTCCTCATGATTTCCCGCCGTCATGTCCTGCGGGATTTCGAGGTGGCTGATCTCTTTGTAGAAGGCGCTCATGGCCTCTTCGCAGCTCTCTAAATCGGTCTTGAAAGAGGGCCGCTGGGCATGGGCATAAGAGCCGCGCTCCTCGTGCATGGACACACTGTCCCATGACGCAAAGTCGCCGATATGGACAACCCGGTCGGGCTTTAATTGGGCGGCGTGTTTGCCCATCCATTTGAAGCGGTCTTTAGAGATATTTGGCTGGTCGTGGCTGTCACCGATTGCCATGATCGTCATAGACTTCTGTTTGCCCATGACAATTCTTGGCTTGGTAGGGGTGCTGGAATTAGCGAGTGCCAGCTTTAGGAGGCGGTTCTCTTCTACTAGGGTTTGATGTTTTTCAATAAGGGGGGAAACTCTCAGCGGTTTGTTTTTGAGAATAACAGACCGGACTGTGCTTTCGTTCCTACCCAAGTAATAGGCAGTTTTATTGATGCCGCCCATCTGCAAGATGAGAGCTTGTAACTCTGGTGGGCTTAATATCATGATGAGCCTCGCCGCGCCGCACCATGCTATAGTATGTTGATATTGTGACAACTATTTGATGGCTAAAAACAAACCAATGTTTGAGAACGCATATCCTGCATAAATGATTGCCATCGGCGTATTGCCCAGCAGGTACTGATTTATGGAGATATAGCCATAAATTAGACCCACAAGGATGATCAGAGGACCACTCACTTAACACCCAATGGCAGAACAGGTTTACACTGGCAGGGCCACTCCATCAGGACGGACCAGTTCCCATGATGTGTTCCCAATAGACCCGGATGCGGCAGCCAACCGAGGGCAACCGCTGCATTACAGGCGTGTAGTGGCATATACCGAAAGATAGATGTCATAGGTCAAATGCCATGATCCATATAGCTACTAGTATTGCCATGAAGATTGGGGTGATGGCTGGATTATCTGGCATGGAGATCATCGAAAAATTCAATGTACTCCCGCAGCTCTCTTGATCGAGCCGGGCGCTTCATCTTGCGGATAGCTTTAGCTTCTATGTCTCTAATTCGCTGTTTACATACATTAAATTGTGTTCCAACCTCATCTAAAGTTTGAGGAACACCAGACGTAAGTCCAAAGCGTAAATCCAAAATCCTTTGCTCACGAGGTGTAAGAGACTCTAACATGACTCGCCTAATAGTCGGCGCAAAGTCATCCAACATCTTCCTATCATCCACGGGTAGGGCGTCCATACGGAGGCTTGTAGAGACCTGCATGAGGTCAGCCTTGTTCACCTCTGTAATGTATTTATTGCGCTGTAGGGGCGCTTCTCGCCGCTCTGGCGGGTAGATGTAATCGGGAAGAACTTGCAGGGCGTTTGCTAATCTGATGATTGACCCATTAACTTGCCCCTTTTTTCTGTAAAATGGAGCTTTAAATGCAATAATCTCATTAACACTCGGATATTGAAGGTTATTTTCACGACAAAAAGCCGGGACGCTTTCGTATCCCAATTCCTCAATGCGTTTAAGAACTGCGTTGTTTCTGACTTTGATCTCTAGTCTGTAGTCTTTCATTTTAAGTCTCTCTAAATGTATCATTGAGTGTTATATAGGTGGTCTTCCAAAGGTAATGTTTTTTTCAGCTCGGATGTCTTGATTGCGCCAAGTCCAGCACTGACCATCTTCTTGGAAGCATACCCAAAGTAGATCATGTTCTGGACCGTAGTCAATTAAAACGTGAGCAAGAGCTTTGCCGTTTGGTGTGACCACAGGCAATGGCGGGTTAAGCTGAAGCATCTTTCTTCTCCGTCAATCCTAATCCAACAGCCAAAATCAAAGCAACAACGCCAAGCTGATCATCAACCTTCATTCCGTTCTCTTCCCACGCTTTTACTGCATGATTCATGGCTTCAGTCATATTCGATTGAAGCCCTTCAATATAATCGGCTGCTTCCATTGCGAGGCTATGGCGCAAGCCGCACTCAGGGTCTTCGGCGCGTAGGCGCTTTACAATATCATTCATACGCCACACATCCCTTCACAGTCGTTATTGAACAGGTCAGACTGACCAAGCTCGGCTGCCGTCCGAAGATCAACTTGATCAAGCGGCTTACAGCTTCGATGAATATATGGGATCGCCTTCAGAACCTTTGTGTGGTCCAAAGCCCGAATGGCATGATCGACATCAACAGCTTCCTGAAAAGCCGTAGGGTCGGTCGCCTTCATATGTATCCAGCTCTCATCCGATCTGAACGGACAGA